CCTATAAGGTCATCAAACTTAAGATTGTTTGCACGAGCATAGTCTTTAATCCATTCAAATCCATGTAACCATGACCCTGATTTTGTGCTGACATCATCAACAGTAAGACTATTATGTGCTTTATGTCCGCAATTAAACAAAACAACGGATGACCAGTTTTTGCGAATGAGTGGATATTGCTCATTACCATACATTTTGATTGTTTCTGTGGGATTGTAGTTATGCTTCACGCAATACATGGCATATTTTGGGTCATTATATTTTTCAAATAACTCTAAAGGATCACTTCTAAAATACATATCACAGTCCATAAACACTGCCCAACCTTCTAATCTATGTAAAAATGGTGTTAAAAATCTTGAAAATGAAAAGTCAGTAGCAAATGGTCTTCCATCAAATATGTCACGGTGTTGAATATCTTTATCACTTGATGGTTTGGGAAGTGATGAACTTCCAAGTTCCCAGGCACGCCTATACAAACCTATGCGTCTTAATAAATGTTGCTTGATTGGATACACATTTATCGAACCGGAAGCATGTTTATATGCTGAATATTTTAGGACTCTATATGCTAGGTCCTCTCGTGGATCATAACCAACATAAATTGTTGGAATATCACTAACTGAACAATTACATTTTTTACACTTACAATTTTCCATTTATTTCTTTCCTTTCGGTAATTTTGTTCCAGGTTTGCCAACATATAATCCAAAGAAGGCAGCGCCAGCACCAACTATGGTTGATATATACATTGCTTGAGAATTCGTTGGGTCAGGTAATGTCATAAACCAAGTTACTGATTTATAAAATGCATAGATATATGCCAACATTACTAGTCTAGGTATGACCCTAAATTTGTCTAACAGACCTGCCGTTTTATTATACCAAGTAGGTGCGTCCTCTCCTGAATCAGGAACAAGGTCGCTCTTCGCTAACTCGTATTCTTCGGTAGTCTTTTTAACTTTAATTAAATCGTCTGCCATTTTATTTTCTATGAGCCCTTTCTCTTGCTTTTTCTTTTTCTTCTTTTATATGTTGTACTAACAAATCAACATATATTTCCCTCTCCCACGGTATCATATTCTCTAATTCTGTTAAAGAATATTTATGATGTTGCATAAGAGCAAAGTTGACACTAAAGTAATTCTCTAGGTTGTCGTGTGAGAGGGCGATACGAAAAAACTTTGTAGCCCCGTCAACATAACTTTACTTTCCACTTTGGTTTTAGGATTTGTTACCTTAACCTCATGTTGTAATCGTGGCATAGTATTAAAGAAATTATGAATTTTAGCAAAATGGTCACTTGTTAGTGAATCAATAAACTTATTCATGTCTTCTTTACTATAGTCACTTCCTTTATGCACGGTCTCACCTTCATAAACTTCGTGAATAGAAACAGCAATCATATCAAATAATTGTTCTGTTTTCAATTCTTTTGCGTCTGCTTGTTGGTCAAAACTATCAATAGTAGGATATTTCATAATTAATTTAATCTTATCATTAATTTGAATTATATTACTATGTTTATCATCAACTTGAACCTCAACCTTAGATAAATCAAGCTCAACATTAGCGTAAGTTTCTTTATCATCAGGACATTTTAGTCTTAGTTTTGCAACTTCACCAACTGACTTAGACCTAATTTGTAAAAATATATATTCTAAATCAAATGTAGGAAGTGCTCCACAATTAACTGTTCCAAATGTACAAGCATGTACAATTTCTTTTAGTGCTTTGGTAATCTCGCCAGCATTATCGGATTCCATAGCCATTAATAAAATCTTTTCTTCTTTTACAAGAAAAGGTCTGAATTTCACTTTTACATCACTTGATGGTAAAGTCAACTCATATGTCGCTGTTTCTAATATAGGCAATGCCATTATATTACTCCTTTGTTATATTAATTATAAAAATGGTGGAAATACTCTACCACCTGTCGCCTTACCAATTGGTAAGTTTCTTTTAACTGTTTGTAGTACATCACGACCAACTCTCCTTATTTCAGGAGGCAATCTATTTAATATACCACCGAACAATCCAAATTCATTGCTCGCCTTAATTGTAGGCATTTTTCCAAATGCGCTACCTACTGTCGCACCATTGACCTGGTCAATAGTTAAATTTCTCCAAGTTCTAAAATTCAATGTAATAGGAATATTAACTGGTGTGTCTACTGCACCATAACTGTAATCAATTGAACCTATTGTTTGAGGATAAACTTCATACAATCTAACTGCATATGTAGTTCTATCTCTATCTTGTTCAGCAGAAAATGAACCTAATTGAAAAATATCCATAGTACCAACATAATCATCATACCACCCCATGTTATGTGTTTCAATATTCATTATTTTTTTCTGCCAATTTTCAAAAAATTGTCTTTGTCTTAAAAACTTATCACCATAAAATGTACATTCAATATTACCACTAAAAGAATATGCATATGGCATTTCTCTTCTAGGTCCATACATGGTATGTGGTTCTGTATTAATATCTCTATTTGGTAAGGTAACTTTATTACACATCATACCAACATTTCTTTTTGTTTCGCCACTCTCTAAATCATTTCTTCCTGGTGTCATATCAAATTGGGAAGCATAAGCAGCGTCTATGTTTAATGGATTTTCTACCTTTTGAGGTGGTTGTATGATAACCAAATATCTTGTAGGTCTAGCAAGGCCTTCACCTTGATTTATTTGAGCGATAAATCTATTAATAGTAGTTTCAGGATTACCACCAGGTTTTCTTCGTAATCTTTCGTCTGCATTAACATTATCCAAGGACCTATCTCTAGGTAAACCTATTCTAATATCGTAATTACCTATTCGTCTACCGCCTCTTAAAATTGCCATTACACTCTATGCCTTTTTCTATTTTTTAAATGTGCTTCTTCTACTAACTGTTTGTTTTGACCATAATATTCTACTGCATGTCCTTTTGAACACATTAACTTATTAATATTTATTCCATTTATATAGATTTCACCTAATATTCTGCCAAATTTACCTGTTTCAGTTCCCTTATGTGTCTTAATAACTATATTGCCTTTCTTCAAGGCCTCTTTTAAAAATTGTTTTGCTAATAGACCATATTTCTTTTCAACTTTATCTATTGTTCTACTCTCTGGAGTATCTATCCCAAATAGCCTAACTCTTTGTTTATACATTATATCAAAACCCATATCTAAAATTATATCAATAGTATCACCATCTATTACTTTAATCATTCTTTTAACTCTGTAAGAAAAATCTGTTTCGTCACCTAATCTTGCCTGTTTTTTTGCCATTAAAATGTTTTCCTACTTTTTGCAAATACACTACCCAATGAAGCACCTTGGAATTGTGCTACAGGTAAATAAGCTGCCAATGCCATTTCATTTACATTAACTCTTAAAAAATTTGACCTAACATGTGACCACAAATACCTATGTATGCTCGCCTTAACATATTTATTAGACTTTACTGATTGATATGTAGCGTTAATTCTGGTAGATTGGTCAAACTTGGCATTGGTGGCATATCGCTGTAACTGTTGTAAGAATGAAAATCTTGCGCCGTATGGTAAATAGTGAAAATTAAGACCTATAAATCCACCTTTCATTGGTTCTAATGGTAGTACCAATGGAAAAGTATCCCAATAAGGCAGTCTTGCTTTATGCTTTGGGTCATAGAAAAACATACTCATACGACCAGCACTAGGTCTACCAAGTAATTTGCCAGCTGCAAATAGTTCACTAGGGCTACTTCTATCTGCAATTAAAGATACAGCATTCCTGTACCAGGACGCTGATTTCATCTTATTAGATTGTATGTCAACTAATGGATTAAATATGTCTATTGCCATGGGACTATTTATCCATTCCAAATAGAAAAACCCCTAGCGATTTCTCGCTAGGGGCCAATGCGTTAAGTAATCAGAGAGAAAGGATTAATCTTCGTCTGCTAACTTACTAAAGTAGGACATAGTATCGTCCTCATCACTAGCAGGCTTAGATTCGCTTACTTTTGGCATTTCCACGGAAGTCGTGGATGTTTGTGGTGGGAGGTCTACTTTATCCACCGTTACCGTGCTTTGCGTACCAGTAATTACCCTATTCAGTTTCTCTTTGAGTTCGTCATAGGTCTTAAAATTACTAGGGTCCACAAATGGTTTAAGAGCGTATTGTTTCTCCCATACAGATTTGATTTTTTCATCTGTATCTAACAGTTGAGCAACACCCTCAAATTCGGATTTGTCATAGTTCCAATAACCATCAACTTTTCTAATTTTCAGTTTAAAGTTTGCACCTTTCCAAAAATCAAATGGGTTAATTGGTTT